ATGAAGAAATTAATTATAGCATTACTACTCGTTATAGTATCTGTGCTTTCAGCATGCAGCACAGGTGATGGAAAAATTTCCAAAGAAGAATTTAAACAGATTAAAAACGGAATGAGTATGAAAGAGGTCGAGAAAATTGTAGGCGGAAAAGGAGAAGAAAACGTTAATCAATACAATCCATCACTTGTTGAATATAAATATCCTGCATTAGATGGTGTAGAAGAAGATGGTTATGTTTACATATTGTTTAACGATAGCAATGTAGATGTTATTTTAGACTTTGGATTATTGCAAAAGAAAGAACAACCTAAACAAGAAGACACAGTCGCAAAAGAGACAGTTAAAGTAGAAACAACTTGGGAAAGTAAAATTAAAGAAGTAGCGTCAAGTGATAAATCTACAACCGAAAAATTTGATGAAGTGAGTAAGTACGCTAATAGCTACAAACCATCTAATGATGAAGTAAACACTTTTGGTACTGAAATTATTAAAGAATATAAAGATAAAAATTACATTAAAGATGTATCTAATCATGAATATATGTTAACTAATCTTTTCAAGTCACAAGTAGTCGATAAAAACGCATCAGAAAAGCCATTAAAAGATTTCGCTTTCGATTTTTGGCAAAACTCTAAATACAACTATCGCGGTGTGGAAAATGCAACAAGTAGTGCAACATTAGCTAATGAGCGCCAAATGGATAAAGCTTTAAGTAAAATGAATAAATAACACTAACATAGTCCACTTAAATTTTAGGAGGATAAATTATGAAGGTTGTCCGATCTGTATTTAAAGGTTTTCGCTTAATAGGTTTAATTGTAAAACCAATTCTTAAAGCATTATCTAAAAGTAAATTTTAAATCTCATAAAAATAAAAATCCCCTTTTGCATATGAGTGCACAAGGGGATTTTTTCAAATTAATCTATTCGTTCTACAGATACTGGTTCATAGATAAATAAGAAACGGTACCTTTACACTAACATCTATAAAGATGAAAATCAATATATAAATACCTACCTATAGAATCAGGTAACATTTTTATTCATAAAACTTTTTTTGTATTATTTCAAATACTCGTACCACCAGTTTCTTTCGTCCATCCAAGCTGTAATTTTATCAAGTTCACCATTTGGTAAAATTTCAGTTTGTAAATACGCTAAACCAGTTAATGGATCAGAGACAACTTTCCCTTTTGTTCCACGCTCATTCATAGCGTTTACGACTTCCTGGACCAGTGAAATACCGAAACCACCCGATTTAACATATTGATAGCCACCGTTGGAAATAGCTTGTTCTAGCTGTTTCTCTTCTGTAAACCAAGCTAACGATTTGCTACCAATTAGAGAATTCAAATCACACTTGCCGATACCAGGTACATTACCAGTTTCAGAGTACTGCCAAATATCACAAGGGTATGCTGGTTTATTCCCTCCATAGCGTGGAATCCATACGAAATCACAATTAACATTTGCCATTCCGAATGGAGCATACATATGATGACCAACATATAAACCAACTTTTTTAGCACCTAATCGGCGTAATTCATTGATAAATGCTTGTGTACCAGCTCGCATATCATTCATTGTTTTAACTTCAACATCCGCTACCCAGACTGTCGCATTCTTATCACCGCGATTCCAGAAATCACGAGCTTCTACTTTTGCATCTTCTATAGAAACAAAACGACAGAATGCATAGTTACCAAACGGAACGTCATGCTGCTTCATAGCTTGTACATAGCCTTTATACAATGGATCTACATAATTTGAACCATCTTGTACACGAGCGATGATGAAATCAACGTATTGTTTTGCTATAGGCCAGTTAATTTCACCATTCCATTTTGAAATATCAATAATATGTCCCATTACTTAACATCTCCTTTTCTATCTTCTTGTTTTTGTTTACCGCCTAAAATCTCAACTGCATTTGTTAAAGCTTGTGGGAGCGGAATCCCCATACGACCAGCATTTTCTAAAAGTGAAAGTAACTCATTACCCATGAAGAAGAAAATAGTCGCTTCACGAATAGCGCTGTTACTTCCAAACACTGCATCTAATTGAGTTGCAACCCCAACCAAAAGAAAAAGCACCACCTTTTTGGCGATGCCTTTGAAACCAACTTTACTTTTTAATTCTCCGTTATATCCTGCTGCAATCATGCCAGTTAGATAATCAATAACTGCCATCGTTACTAAGATTTTCAATGTTGCATCCCATCCTCCCAAGAAATACCCACAAAAGCCACCAAATGTAGCAATAAATGCTTTCGTTAATACATCAATACGATCCATCTTTCCATCTCCTTATTTATAATAAAAAAGAGAGACGCTTGTCCCTCTTTTCTCAAAAACCATTTAATTGTATTAATCAAATTAAGTTTATTTATCTGCTTTATCAAGATCATCCGATAATTTCTTTAAAATATCACGTGCTTCTTTCTTCTCTTCATCTGTTAATTTAGCATTCTTACTCTTTGCTTCCAGCGATTTAAGTACTTCCATGTACGTACTATCTTTAGTACATACAGTGTCTGTATAAGAGTCGCCAATAGCTACTACTGAATAATATGTTTCATCAGGAGCATAGTAATTTATTTTTGCCACATATCCAGCAGCATATAAAGTTCCGTCTTTATCAATGCTTATAGAATTATTTGAAGAACCGACATGGAATAATGAAAATGGCATTTTCCATTTTAGTGTTCCATCTGGATTTACTGCAAATACTTCTCGTTCTGACCTAACATAAACTACACCATTTTTATCTATTACTGGTGAGTTCACAATAACTTGAGTACCTGTTGAGTATTTCCACTTTAATGTATAGTCTCGATTATACGCAGATACCCCGCCACTTCCAGCTATATAAATTGTCCCATCCTTCGAAGAGATTGTAGGAGCAGATTTTGAGCTTCTATCATCTTGTCTCCACTGCTTTATTGGATTTCCATTTTTGTCAAAAACATATACAACAAATCCACCATTTATATATAACTCACTATTTAATCCTAAAGAAAAACCAGGGTTCCCCTCATTCCCGCTAAACTTTTTATTCCATAATTCCTTACCATTCTTATCATGAGCATAGAGAAAATAGTTTCCACCACTTGAAAGTAAAGTGTAAATAATTCCATCTTTTGACATTATCATGGAATTCTTACCACTAGTAGCTCCTTCAAACATCTGACTTGATTCCCATTTCTTTGATCCATCCGAATTATAAGCAGTTATTGTTTTTGAGTTATATACATAAACTGTACCTTCACTGTCTATAATGGGAGTATTATAAGTACTTGCATCTTTAACTTGCCATTTAATCGAACCATCTGGATTTAAAGCAGTTAGTTTTCCGCTTGTAACATAAATTGTTCCATCTTCCGCTATAACTGGTGTACTACTTAAATATGCTACATCATCTTTAATCCATTTAATTGAACCATCTTTATTTAACGCATACAATTTTTTATTGTAGTTTCCAATATAAATCGTCCCATCACTTCCTATTGCTGGTTGAGACTCCAACAATTGAGTACCACCATCTTTTGCATAAAGCTTGTATTCCCATTTCACTTTACCTGTTTCTGTTCCAGCATACGGTGAATTTCTATTCCAGTTCTGTCCAAAAGGGAAATCAGCTTTCAAATCATATTTACCTTGTTCAAATTGCTCACCTTGTGTACTAGTGGTTTCTGCTTTTGTCATTGAATTAGGATGTAATCCTACCATCAATGCAAAAAGAAGCATCATTAACATAACCTTCTTTTTCATAATATACCTCCTAAATGTGATATTAAATTGAATATTTAACACATAAATTATATCACTATTACTTTATATTATAATTAAATACTTTTAAAGTGTTAAAAAAAGAAATCCTGTCAACTCCTTGTTATAAATCACTATATCTTTAGCCTTTAATTACCATTTCTCACAAAGAATCTATTAGATATAAAATACAATAGATAAAAGAAAAGCGTCCCTTCTAGTACCTATAAAAGCCGTATTTTGTTCAAAATAAAAACAGCTTATAGCTGCTCTATTTGCATTGTATTTTCAGTTGTTACTGGGTCTTGTGGAGGAGTTTTACCAGTAAGTTTAAAATAATCATCTGCACAAATATTTTTCTTCGCAAATCCCATATCCAATTCATATAGACGTGCTCCACGTTTACATATTTCACACAACGTAGCAATTCGAAACTTTATTGTTCCATCCATCTCTCTCCATACTTCAACCTTGCTAATACCTTTGGGAATCCCTGCATTATTTAACATATCAGCAGGTATTTGGACAGAAATTCCTGTATCAGTTCTTGTTGCATCTACCAGCCTCCCCATAAAAGGAAAGCTTTCACCTGCTTGAAGTGGCATCATTTGAATGTCATATTTATTCATCTATATCTCTCCTTTTTTATCCAAGGGCATTGAATTTCCAACCATTCGCACTGCTCACATAAAAACCCGGACCGAGATTACCGTCTGTAAAACGAATATGCCCCCAACCTTGGAATGCATTCCCACCAAGATTTACACCTTGTACAGCTCGTATATTAGTAAAAAACTTAACATCTTTTTCTGTTGATATATCAAAGGTTTGACCATCAGGTGCCGGACCTATGTTGTTATTTACACTACCTACAGCAATTGTATTAAATGGTTGAAGACCAGCGGCTCTTTCTGCTGCCGCTCGATCCCAGTTATACATAGATGCATATTTACCGCTGTATAGTGTTACACCTGATACACAAACCGCTGTTTGCGCACCAGTTATTTGTCCATTGGCAGAACAGACTTTAATAATCAATGCATGTTCTTGTGGTTTATAGTTTGTTGGTACTTTGAATGTAAATGAGTATCTCCTAATTTCACCATAAAAAATACTTGGCTCAGGGAAGTCCATTTTTTGTTCATTCCATATATCATAGGAAACATTGTCCCTAAACTTCACACAACATACGTGCAAGCGTGGTTTCGCTGTCTTACGTACACCATTTATCATAGATGCTCTAAAATGTGCAGATAATGTATACTCGTTTCCTGGATGTATCCCATTGTTAACCACTGCTTCTGGATAGTTGTACATATCTACCCTTGCCGCATTAACCATTTGTTCGTAATCAAATACAGATGTATTTTTTTCTATCACTACATTGCCCTGCGACTTCCAAGTTAAACCATATCCACCTTCAAACCCATAGTAATCTGCATTTCCTATATTTTTCTTTCCAACACTAGAAAAATCGGAATCTGCTATTAAGTTTCGTCTTGATACCGCAGTTGTTTTTGTTCCCCATTCATCTTGGAATAGGAAGTCTAGCATTTTTACGGTTACACCATTTTTATCAATGGTAATTTTATCACCATTAACGTTAATGACATTCGTATCGATACCTTTTGCTGTTAACCACTTCACCATTGTATCGGCATTAATATCCAGTTTCGCAGCATTGATTGTAATTTTTCCGGGGGACATATTAATAGCAGTAACAATACCATCCTTTAAAATCTGTGCGATAATTCCTTCATCTAACACTTGTAACTTAGATTCCGTTTTTTTTACATAGGCATCATAAGTATCATTTATAAAGGTTTCCTGATTTTTTGCGAGGATAGTAACGCCTTCTCCATTTGCTGTGATGCTTCTTTCTAACTCTGTAACTTTCTGATTGTATTTCTCGGTAGCTACTTTATTAGCGATATCTTCCATCATTTTATCAACATCATTTTGATCTTTCGGATGTAACCAAAATTCACTTGCTATAGTGCCACGTTGCAACATAGGTGCAGCACACCACAAACGCCCATTTCTTGTAACATAATAACGCCATCTCACAAACGATGCATTAGCAGGTGCTTTGTCTGTACACACAGCACGAACCCACGTATTATTTACAACCTTGACATTAGTTCTAGTTGTTTTAATACGAGTTTTTTTGTCAGCAGTCCACCACTCAATTTCAATAAATGCACCTCCACTATCAATAGGTGTTTTCCCGTCAGTATTGAAATAACCTGATGCAACAAATTCCTCATTAACTTGACACTCAATGAATTGACTTGTTAGACCCCACCAACGATCTTGAGTCTGTCCAGTAACGGTAATTGAGAATGTATTCATACCTTTGTATTTTAAATTTGTATCAACAGAGCCAATAGCCCCATTACTACTATTCCAAATCCAATATTTCTGCCCTAACTTAAAATCAGCATCATGCAACTCGTTGACAGTACCTAAACCACCTACATAATCCTCAACATCTTTCTTTTTCATTGTTAGCTTCAATGCTTCGCTATGTTGACCTATCGTTGTAGTAGCCTCGCTAATTGTCTTTCCTTGCTCAGTTTGTGTTTCCTGTAATTTCTTAACACTTGCAGTTGTTCCTTCTGCATTCTTTTCTACAGTGTTAACACGTTCACTAAATTTTCCTTGTGTTTGTTCAACTGTTTTAATACTTTCTTTAATACCGTCCACACTTTTTGTAATCTCAGTTGTTTTCTTAGTGAATTCATCATTTGTTACTTGGTTTTCTGGAGCTGGTGTCCAATCCTGCGGTCTATTCCCTTTATATAAAGCAACCCATTCAACTGTCGCTTTCGTTGTGTTTTGAGGGGAATTGTATAAAGACAATTTCTTCTCGTTACCTACCGTCGTTGCAACAGCTTTAAATGTCACATAAGTAATTCCACTGGCATAAACACTTGTTACATACCCGACATTAATCGAACCACCATTCTGCCAAATGCCAAATTTCTGTCCCTGTGGAACACTACCTTTAATTACAAAAGTATATTCCTCACCTGCAGAAAAATTTTCAGATAGAGTATATTGATTAATTAAATAATCCGCTTTTTCATATTTAACCTTTGAATCTAAAAGAAGGTTACGTCCTCCAGCTTTATCGTTAGCAACCTTCTTTTCTACGTTCTCTAATTTCTCACTAATCTTCCCTGCTTTTTCTGTAATTTCAGTTGTGGTTTTCTTTAGATCATTTGTTGTTTGCTGCACCTCAGAGATTATCTTTTTTGTGCCTTCGGAAGTCTCTACTACTGTATTTAATTTTTCAGTAATTTCACCGTCTTTTTTTGTTAATAATTCAATAGATTTAGTAAAACCTTCATTGGTTTGTTTCATTTCAGAGACAGTTTTATTAATTTCACCTTGAGAGTTTTGTACATTTTTAATAGTTCGTGAAACCTCTTGAAGATTTTCGTTTACTACATTAAATTGTCCAGCGGTTTCGTTTTGTGCTTCTTCCACTTTCTTATTTACTTCTTCTTTTGTGGACCGAATATCCTTATTGACTTGCTCCAGTGTCTCTTTCTTTACTACTTCTACATCAGGAATTAGCAATTCCCACCCGTTACCGTTCCATACTTTTAAAATACCAGGTTTCCCGTTACTAATATCTCGCCATATTGTTTTACCAGCTTCCAATCCTGTAGTCGGCGCTGTTTTACTTTCAATGATAGTCGTTTGATAGTTCTTTATGTTTTCTTGTACTTTTTCAGCAAGTTTCTTTGCGGCTTCAGATTCTTTTTGAGCATTGTTAGCTTTTTCAGCAGTCTCTTTAACCAACTTATCTAGCTGATCTAGAATTTCTTGTTTATTTCCAAGAGAAGCCAGGACTTTATTGTAGAGCTTACGTAATTCCTCGTTTGGATCAATGATTTCACGATAATCACCAAACACATATTTATCTTGTGTAGGATCAGTAAATGATTCATCACCAGCAATAACACGAGCTTCTAGATACAGTTTAGGTGTAAAACCTGTATCTTTAATTCGGATTGTATCACCCTCATTAATTAGCTCATGCGCTAATCCAAAAACTCGCCCGATACTTTGCGCTTGAACTTCATAAGAAACAGATGTATTAACACGTTTTTTTATCTCTGTTTTCATAAGAGTCATTAAACGTTCTGGAGTAATATCTTGTTCTGTTTCTGGCGTATAAAAGCCGAATTTATGTTGCCCTTTTTCATTCCAGCGCTGGAACGCATCGCTATCTACGATGTACGGCAAACCGTTATTAATACTCTCAACTGTAATTATCTTATCTCCTTCACCTTTAACGAACCCCATAAGCGCTGTACAGATATTTTGAGAGTTTTCAATACGTTTGATTCCCATTAAATCTTTACCAAGAGTTACTTCTTTACCTATTTCTCGACCACGCTTCTTAACCATATCCACATAACGACCAACGAATTGATTACCAACAACTTCAGCACGATACACAATTTCCAAATCAAAAAGAGAAGCGATATCCTTTAAAAATTTAAGCGGGTCGATAGGTTCATTGATAGTCATTGTATGAAAACCAGAGTATTCTGTACGACCTCGTTTCCACTTTGTCCCTGTTAAAGCTATGTCAATAAACTCATTGACCGTTTTCCCTTCAATTCGTTGAGGATTGATAACACCTGCTTTTGCTAATAAAATCCATTCACCAGATGCATAAGTAATTACGGATCTATCATTAGAAAGTTTTTCAGCTTCAGTAATTACATACGGTACAATAACACCGCTACGCACCTCTTTTAACACTAAGTTTTGTTGCATGAGTGTAGCTGCTTGTTCTGTACCATCAGCCGTTGTAAAATCAAACTTATCAATATTGTTCTTGATTTCCCAATGCCGTTTATCATCCCAATAATCTTTAGATTGGATAGTAGAAACGATTTGTTCTGTTTGAAAATCGACAACATGAAGTGTTCCACTAGGTGTTCTCATCTAAATCTCTCCCTGTATATTACCTTTGCTTTTCCTACGTTTGAAGGCATAACCTCTAGTGTGTTTGAACCTTTATTAACAACCGGATAATCACTAAATATATCTTTTAGATTAATAGCACTCTTACCATTTATCGTTACAAGGCTTCTCTCTGTATCAATGGATACTTTATCTCCAACATCGAAAATATACGGTGGGTTATCTTGTGTATTCATATTGACTTTCCATATTTTCAAATCATCAATACTCATTTGCGAACAAAACATGTTGTTAGAGAACTGAGAAATACTGATTTGTACTTGAGTGACTTTATTCATGTTGACGTTATTTTCGTCTATCCACACTACAAAGCGCTCTGAGTCATCAGTCTCCGTACCTAAAATAAATTTAGAAATATATGCTTCCCATCTGTTCCCTGTTCTTGCAAGCCATAAGCGACCTCTGAAGTTAGTCCAAGTATCTGGATGATCTCCATGCTCGTTGATAAAGACTTGCCCACCCGGTTTTTTACTATTTCCAACACTAGCAAATCCACTATTCTGCTCGGCTTCCCATTGAACATCACTCATCGATATACGAGCTACATAATCACTATTTTCATCGAGAAGACCTATTTCCACACGTCCCATTTGATCCCAATGATGACTATTAATTTGTACATAAGCTTGCATGATGAAATCCTGTAATGGTCCTTGTGGAATATTTTTTTTGGCTATACAACCATGCCACCCTTTTACTGTAGGTTCGCCCAGATATTCAGCCATAAAACGATATCCGTCTGTTTTAAACTTTCCTCCACCTGTCATATCCTCTGTTTTAGCTACATTCGTCCATCCTACAGTGGTGGACATTTCATCCCACAATACACGCTGATTCCTTTCAACAGGAATTTGATCAGCTTTAAGCGGATATCCAATGCGAAAATAATTCGTTCCATTCCATACATCAAGAAATGTGGAAGGCTTCGTTACTTCAACTTCTATAATCGGATTGGATTCCACACTTCCTTTGTTTTGAACATTTGCTATTAATCCGCGTCCATCCATTTCAAATTCTACCGTTCGAGTAGGTCCTAATTTATAAGGCATAGGACAAGTAAACTTCAAAGTACCTTTACCTAATGTAACGAAATCATCAAGATTAAAATCTTCATCAATAACAGCTATATACGTTCTATCAGGAGTTGCATCAAAAACTAGCTCGACCGATTCTTCTGTAATTAACCAAGCTGATATTTCTTCCTTTAACGTTTCTAAATTCGTTTCATCTGGAACAATAATTCCTACAGGTACAGGAAGTGGACGAGGGTCCGTTTCTGTACCTAATAATCTTGCACCTGGATATCCAGGTGTTTTTAAAAAATTTCGCTTTAGAGGTGCCCATGTCGGTGGACTCCATCCCTTTTCTATTTGAATAAAGTCTTTACGTATTTTGTTAAATGTAAAAGAACTCATGTTAACACCTCATTTCGTTTAAAAATAAAAGAGACTCAAACTTAAAAGTCTGAATCTCTCTGTGCTTCTCTTTCTTGATATTCAGTTGTATATCTATAAGTACCACGTGCCACGTCTCGTCCTTCTAAACTAACAGGTACTTCAACTACTAAATCTCCTCCGAGCATCGGAATTACTCCATTACCGCCAGATGATCCTGACGAATAATTAAACACTTGATTTGCAACACTAGCTGTCATTGCTTGCCTACTGTTTGACATACTTCCGTATACACCACTCATAACGCTTTTTAAGCCTGATAACTGACTCATAGAATTAGCCATCATACGGCTCATATCGCCCATTAATTGATTCATAGTTCCAGTGATACCAAGCGATCTCTCTTTCGAAGATAACGGAGTAACTGTAATTGAATTACCTCTTTTCGTAAACATCTCAGGTCCTTTTTCTCCAGTAATAAATGAGCCATCCCCTACAGGTTTTCCACCTTTAGCAAGCATAGGAACATGCGGAATAGTCGGAGCACTAACACCTGGTATATTATTCAATAATTCTGCTGGCGTGTTAAAACCATCTATAAATTTATTTATGATATGAATAATTCCATTAATCGCTGTTTTAATACCGCTTTTAATTCCATCCCATACACCTAATACAGCCGATTTCATTCCTTCAAACGCTCCACTAACAGCATTTGTTACCCAACGAACAGGAGTCATAATAGCTTCTTTTAGTCCATCCCAAACCGAAGATGCTGTTGATTTTATCCCTTCCCAAATGTTTGAAAGAGTTGATTTAATACCATTCCAGATGCTACTACTCGTACTACTAATCATGTTCCAGACAGTCGAAATAGCTTCTTTGATGTTATTGAATACGGAACTCGCTATGGAAACAATTGAGCTCCATAAGCTAGAAAGGTAGCTTTTAATGGCATTCCATACTGCACTTGTTGTGGAACTAATCGTGTTCCAGGCATTCACAATCCAGTTTTTTATTGCATCAAAAATTGGTGTTACAATAGCAACTAATCCATTCCAGCATGCTTGTAAGAAATTCTTCACTGCATTCCACACAGCCATTGTTGCTGAACTGATTGTATCCCACACAGTAATGATCCAAGATTTGATTTGCTCAAAAATCGGCATAACAAATGCTACAAGCCCATTCCAACAGGAAACTAAGAAATTCTTAATCGTTTCCCATACAAAGCTTGTAGTAGCGCTAATGGTATTCCAACATTCAGAAATGAAATTCTTAATACTTTCAAATATTGGAGTAGCAAAGTATAAAATAGCTGTCCAAATCGCCTGTAAGTATTGCGTAATGAAATTCCATACTGTTTGAATCACTGTTGAAATGCCATTCCAAATCATTGCAAAGAAATCAGCTATCCCTTGTAAAATCGGTGTGATAAAAGCAACTAACCCATTCCAGGTACTAATGAAAAACTCACTAATCGCTGTCCACACTTCGGAAGTGGTTTGGCTGATACTATTCCAAACTTCTGATAACGTCTCAACTACCCCATCCCAAACTCCAGTCAAATATTCAACTATAGAATTCCATGTTTCCGTAGTAGTTTCAACAATAGAATTCCATGTTTCAGATAGGGACTCCATTATTCCATTCCATAGTTCTGCTAAAAACTCTTTAATTGAATTCCAAGCAGAAGCGGTAGATTCGCTAATACTTTCCCATGTTTCTGTTGCCCATTGGGATATGCCGTCCCATATTCCTATTAGGAATTCTGTAATTGAATTCCATACCTCGATGGTCCATTTTTGGATATCGTCCCAATTTTTATAAATTGCAATTCCTAGAGCTGCTATAGCGGCTATGATAAGAGGAACAACAGCAACAATCGCAGCCGCTATTCCTGCTCCGACACCAAACAGGCCCATGATCGCCATAACTATAGGAGCAAGTGCCATAACCGCACCAGAAATCACCCCGATAGCTACTGCGATAGCCGCTAATGTTGCTGCTAATTCCGGATTGTCAGAAACCCATTCTGCAAATTTAGAAACAAGATCAGCTACCACAGATAAAACTGGTTCAAGTGCCATTTTTAAATCTTCCATGGCTTTTTGAAACTTAACAGCTGGACTTGCATCTATTTTAGAAGTTGCTCCATGTAAATCCTCTACTCCTTTTTTCAAATCAACTTGCTTACCTTCTGCCTTTAGAATCGTATCGATAATTTTCTTTCCTTGGTCTTCCCAAAGGGTACCGAACATCTTCGTACCAAGCGCATTTCTGTCTGTCGCATTTTCAACACCAGCTAAAGCCTTGGTTGCTTCAAGCATCGCTTTTTGTCCATTTTCACCACCGCCAGCAATTGCTTGTCCCCATTTTTCAAATTGATCGGCTGAAATCTTTGTTTTATCTAAAACCGCTTGCATGGACTTATCTACACCGGCACCAAACTCAGCCATTTTGATACGGCCTTCTTTAACACCCGATATGTTCAACAGGATTCGCAACATCCTGTCAGTTCTCTTATGAACTTCTGTATATCACTATACAGACCAGACTATATCATCATCTTTATATAAGATGCTCCCCATTTCGGATGTCATTTGCTTACACCCTACGCTTTTCAGCTAGTCGTTGCACGTTCCTAAATTAAAGGCTTCGCTCAGTATTGTCTCTTTTGAGAGTTCCACTGAATTAAAGGAGTTTTCTATGAATGTCGCCACTCATAGGGACAATTTTTTATCCAATAGGTTGTCTATATTCCAACTTTTCGTGTCTACACCAGCTGACATAATTCCTTGAACTTCTTTAGCTGTAAATCCAGCTTGAACCATTTGGTCACCATATTCAGCAATAATGTCTAATTGTTCAGGTGGAAAACCTGTTTTTAATAACGTGTTAACTAATCCTAAAGCCTCTTCATTAGTAATCCCTAATGTTGCACCAATCTCATTCGCTTCCTGTATAAGCTCATTAAAATCAATCCCTGCATAACTTGAAGCGATAGTTGCCGCTCCTTTAACTACAGCAGCATTCGTTTCATCAGAAGCATCCTTATTCAATGCCCATTGTTTTCGAACACCCTCTAAGGCTTCTTCTGCATCCACACCATAAGTAGTTACGCCCCTTACAGCTTCTTCTACTGATTTTTTCGAAGACTCCGGAACATCAAAAGTGATATCAATCTTTGTTTTTAATTTAGACATGTCCATTGCTTGCTCAACCGCACTTGCAATACCGCCACCGGCTGCCATACCACCTATGACATTTTCTAGTCCTATTTTAAGTCCTTCAAACTTTTCCTCTGTTCTTCCGGCTTCTTGTTGTAAATCTCTTAACTCATTTCGTACTTGTTGTATGGAGTTTCCAGCATCCACAGAGCGAAGCGCACGTTGTAATTTTTCTATATCTGTTTCTGCTCCTAAAGCTTCACGACCAATAAGACCAATTGCCTGTTCTAACTGGCGACTTGTAGCCGATCCGCTTTTAATCGCATTTACAAGACGATTACCTAATGCTCCTGCAAAGTCATCAACGCTTTTTCCTGTAGCGCTAAACAATGTTTCTAATTGTCTTGTTGAACTTGCTACACTTTCTTGCTCAGCTTTCATGTTTCCAAGCTTATTTTTCAACCCATCAAGTGATCCTTGTGTAAATTCAATTTCACGCCTAAACGAGCGGTATTGTTCTTCAGAAATCTTGCCATTTTGAAATTGTTCCTGGACCTGTTGTTCAGCTACCTTCAATTTATCTAACTTTTGTGTTGTGTTATCAATTTGTTGAGTAAGCAACTGTTGCTTTTGGGCTAATGCTTCAATATTACCTGGATCGAACTTCAACAACCGTTCAACATCTTTCAATTCCTTTGTTAAATCATTACTACGCTTATTAACATCTTTCAAAGCATTTTGAAGACCTGTAGTTTCTCCGTCAATAGAGATAGTAATCCCTTTAATTCTTCCTCCTGCCATACGTTCACCCCTCTTCCTTAGAAAGCATTAAAGTCTTTTTGAGTTGCTTTTCTTACTTTTTCTTTCTTTGGATTTTCCATTTCAGCAAATTCAGAAATATAATCAAAACAATCACCAATAGTCATTTCTTCTAAATCACCATGTGATAATTTCGCTTTATAACAAAGAGCAAGGAACGTATCGCTTGTTAACTCTTCATCACCGAAAGTCCCTTGCTCTTCATTATTTTTCTTTATTTTTTTTTTGCTCCCATCGTACTTTGAATTAAATCCATGATTTCTGGAATGATTTCAGAAATAGGGAATTCATCAAATCCATCTAGCCATGTAATCGGATCAGCGATTTCAGGGTTTGCTGTTTTTGCATATAACCAAACTAAATCATAAATAACTTCAAAATCTACTTTACTTAAATCAGCATTCGCTAAATCAATAGTAGGTTGTGAACCACCTTGAGGTGTGATTGGTGAAATGATTCCTAATCCAAACATATCCGCAAATAAATCACGTCTAAATTGTGCTTTATACTTTTTAACTGTTGCTGCTGTACCTTTTAATCGAACTTGTTTTCCATCTATAGTAATCGTCTTTTCCATTTATAATTACGCTCCTTTTGGTGCTGCTGGTGTTTTTACATATACTTTTTTGTACCAGTCGTTATAAATTGCTGGTGTTGTTTTAGCAGTCGTTTTCGTTTTAACCATTGGTCTTCCGCCAGGTGCTAAAATAATTGGGCTAGAAACAAACTTCAGTTCATTTGTATTTGGTTCAGCAGAACTTGTTTTTGTTTTAGATGCAATCGTTGGACGACTTGCTGAACAGTTATACATAACATGACGGGTTGCGTTCACATCACCATCAAACTCAAATAATAATGCGAATGGTTTCCCTTTTGCATCAGCCAATTCATTTAATACGCCATCCGTTTCGTCTAATTCTTCACCAAGTGCATCAATAGCAAATTGTTCAGGAATAGTAGCAATATTTAATGCTCCATCGTAACCTTGGTTATTACTTGCCGCGTAATAAAGCATGTCATCTGCATAGAATTCAATTAAATCACCGCGTGGCTCAAAAGTTAGTTCAACTCCACCAGGTAATGGAATTGGTGTCCCGAATTTAACTAAAAAATCCTTAGTATCTAATGGTACATAATGTACATTTTTCAAACCGAATGTTACCTTGTTTTCATTCATTTACATCAACCTCGTTTCATATATTTTTTGATACATTTTTTCAGATTCAATAAAAGTCCCATACGATTCATAAGGAATATCATGATCGTCTAGGACTTGTTCTAATTTGGCTTCAGCAACTAAATCTTTTTTAATTGTATAAAGCTCAATATTTAAATCATTTATCTTGTGATACACCTTATTATCAGCCATTAAATTTGCTGAACCGTCCACAAGAAAACAGATATAAGGTGGCGCTGGAACTGGATTGCCTGGTGTTGCTATGAAATGCGAATAAGCCACAGGATAGCCTGTAGCTTCAAGAATTTTTATTAATTCTCCTAATGTTAATGTCATGATTCAATTGCCCTTTCAATACGTCTTGGCAATTCATCGATTACATACTCTTCAACTGGACGAATATGCACTTTCTCCGGTACTCGGCCACCACCAGCTTTCGCATGACCATTTTCTAAAAGGTGCGTTAGTTGTCCTTGTGTGTTATGAAGAACAACGCCTTTATCTTCTTTTTTCTTGCGCCATCCTTTACGATAAGCACCTGTTTTTTTAGGGCTGCCTTGCTTTAACTTATCTACAGCAATGTCACCTATTTCTTCAATTTCATTTTCTAATTTTTCTTCCACAACATTCGCATATCTTTGTAATTCTCTAGCAATCTCACTCGCAAAATCATTCATATTAAACATGCTCCTTTGCGATAATAGTCAATGTTTGATACATTTCATCATCATTCATTGGCGGTTCGATAATGTCAAAGATACGATTCTTCATTTTAATCCGCATTTCTTCTGTAACACCCGATGTATAAGGGATTACAAATCGATAAATTCGAGTAGCTTGTGAAGCTGAAGCTTCGATATACTCAGACCCTTTCACCGTTTTTATCATCGCCCAGGCTTTTTTAAATTCTGGCCAAGATGTTTCGATTACTTGGTTTAATTCATCTTTTATTACTACAGGTTGTTCGATACGAATTCGATTGCGAAAATCACCTGTATTCAATGGTTTCTTATATTGAAGAGGACGCATATTAATCACCGTCCAATTTGATTTCTTCTAATGCTTTATCAACGCCTAAACTATTAATGTGACTTAAAAAATTTTTGTCAAAATACTCTAAGGCATCGTTATAGACATAACGAGAGCGTTCAAAGACTAATTCCTTGAACTCCTCGTTATTATTTAAATCGTAATCGCCACAAACTCTTAATAAAGCCTTATTAGACGTAGAAATGATGCGCTTTAGGTTATCGTCTTCCTCATCACCTAAGTGCATCCTTTCCTTAAACTCTTGCAATATTTCATCTGAAATTGTTGCGTTTCTCATTCACGTCACCCTTTATTTAGATTTTGTTTCTGCAGGTGGTGTAAATGAAATTTCTAAATCGTAAACAAGAGCCGCTTTATTATCTTTCGGTTTCCCATTAGCAAATTGTTTAATTGTATAAAGAGTAGCATCTTCGAAAGCTAATGTTTGATCAAATTCTTTTAACTTATATCCTCCTGCGATTGCGGCAATATATTGTCCTTTTACAAAGAATAAAGCTTTACCGACAGGAACTTCCTCACATTCTACAGGTTTAATGTTATAAGGCAATGCCATTACCCATTGACCTGTTGCCGTTTGAATTGTATTACGCGCTTGTACGCCAATTGCATCAATTGGGTTAACAACCATTACAATTTTATTTAATACTTTTCTTGATTTACCTTTTGCATCAACAGATAAAGCTTTTACTACTTCATAAAGTTCTCCGGCTACAATCTCCCCTTTATCAGATGGAGCAAATGTTAATTTACCAGAAGATTTTTTGTCAGTAACTGCGCCCGTTTCTGGATTTACATCTTTCATTAAACCGACTGGTTGATGTGCTACGGAACCACCGCCATTAACGAAACCAAATTCTAGACCGACAGAATACGTTTCTACTAAAACAGTTCGGACATAACGTTCAATCCATTCCGGTCCAAGTTCTCGCATATCATTCGGAATTGCTGCAAATGCTGTTAATTTAAGTTGTCCAATTTTTTCTTGTTTGAAAATAGCGTCGATTTGCCCACGAATTTCACCGAATAATTCGCCCCATACATAGGCTTTTGTTGCATCAGAATAGATAAATTTTGTAACAGTTCCTAGATCTTGCAGACCAATTTCAGCCAATAACGGATGCTCTGTAACTAAATCTTCAAATACACGTTCTTGTGTCGTTACAGGAAGAATTTCACCGTCTGTAAATCCACCTTCTTTTACAACAGCATTGAAGAATTTTGTTTCTGCTGAAGTTAAAACGTTTTGACCACGTTGTTGTAGAATGGAACGATCAAGCATATCATTGTTTACTTGCTCACGAACTGTATTCGCTACATCCGTTTGTAATGCATCAAAGAAATTTTCAAACGCTGTCGTTTGCTCTTTGTCTGTACTTTCAGCATTAGTTAGAGTGTCTGTTAATTTTGCTTTCGCCTTAGTAAAAGCTTCTGATTTATTAAATTTAATTGTCATTATGTGTTTCCCCCAATTTTTATAATTTTAAAAAGAGCCCTTTAATCCCACTGTTTTTAACAGGTTTCGGATTTGGCTCTTTTGGTTTTGGTTCTGTATTAGTTTGTAAATCATTCATGATTTCATTTTTTAACCCAGATAATGCAGCGTTTAAATCTTCTTTTGTAATCCCTTCTGCTTTCCCTTTATTAAGTGTTCCGTTTCTAAAACCATCGATTACTTTCTGTGGAATCATAGCAGAAGCGGCACCTGAAGCAGTCATTTTCACCGGATTATCCATAAACATAATTTCATCCACAAAATTATTTTCTAATGCTTGTTGTGGTCCCATCCATGTTTCTTCAGCCATCATATTAAGTAATTCCTCTTCAGATTTACCACTTTTAATGACGTAGGCATTTACAATTGCTCGATCTGTCGTTTTCAACATTTCAGCAGCTTTTTCCATATCGCGATGATCGCCACCATTCCACATCGATGCATTATGAATCATGATTTGTGCTGTTGGAGAAATTCGAACTTTATCACCAGCCATCGCAATAACAGAGGCCGCACTTGCAGCCAAACCAACAATTTGAACTTCAACCTGACCTGCATAGTTTTTTAATGCTGTGTAAATCTCTGACCCTTCGTGTACATAACCACCAGGACTATTAATTGATACAATTAAATCCTCACCATTGGCATTAGTAAGTTCTTTTGCAACCATCCCTGGGCTTGTTGCATCCATTTCAAACCATTCATATATCCAAGCTTCATCACTAGAAATGATTGGTCCTTTAATATCAAGCTTCACCGTCATTTTCTTTCTCACTTCCTTGAGATTCAGTTAGTTTCGTGTAATTCTTCGTAATATGATGTGTATTTAAATTAGGATCGTCAGAATCTTCATATCCTACTTCTAATCTGATTTCATTTCCTGTAAATGCACTTGAAGAAATAAGTTTATCAATACTTGTCGCAAGGTCAAAAATACTTTGATACGAAACTGCTTTGATTTCAATTTTTTGCCCTTCAAGATATTCATTCTTTTCAAAGAATTTCACATTTCCTTCGTCTGCAATCTTTTTTAACAATGGTTTTACTGTGAAAAGCATGTAATTTTTTGTTTGCTTTTCTACATCAGCCATTTCCCCGTATAACAAAGCAGTTGGAATACCAATAGTCATTGCAACTTGATTAAGAAAACCGTTTGTTACTTTGTTTATTTCATCCACACTTTGACCAGAATTTCCACCACTTGATGTTTCAGCGTATTTGAATCCAGGTTGTTGTGGAATTATAGCAACGTCCTTCTCTCCAATCGCTTTATACATGTTATCAATGAATTCTTGGAGTTTTGCTTGATGCTTCTCGCTTTTTGCTGCAAGCATATCCATATCAACTGTTCCGCGAATTTGATTTTTACGTTTTTGAGAGTTTAATATTCTTCCAAATAAATCACCATAGTCAGCAAAAAGCCCATCAATTAACGGCGATAACTTATCATTCCGATATTTTAAATGAATGACTTCACTTTGTTTAAAACTTCTCTTAAACTGATAATCTTTTACGATAACATTTGTAAAAGTGTCCTCAAAAACGGCGTATTCATCATGCACAAAATCATCAGCAATAAGTAAATCACCATCATCAGCTTGTATAATTAAAGCCTCATTTTCATAAATAAGTTTGTAAATGAACCTTTCCCAAAAGGTGCTTGCTGTCATATTCTTATTTGGTCTAACATTCAATCGATAATAAAGTTCATTTTTTTCAAATTCTTTACCATTTCTCACTCTGAATTCTGACTGACTAATGGTCCGACCTAAAAAAGAAATACAAGTATCAATAGCAAGTCGTTTCATGTGGATTCGATTTGCTTTTTCTATAAACATTTCTATATCAAACATAAAGCCTACTTCACTATTTCTTTTAAATACTGAATCTAGCCATCCAATGGTTATCACCCCCTTTATTAGAATTTAATATCGCTTAATATGAAGTCTGCGGCTTCTTGTATTTCATCTGCTCGATAAAGAGCATGAACAAAGCTTTGGAATCCGTCAGTTTTTCTTCGCACCGGTTCTTTCTTTTCATATATTTTGTTTCCGTCACCCTTAATCACAACCAATACATTCTGTGTATACCAACGCATAAGAGGGTTATCACCGAAAATAATCTGCTCATTTGCAAATGCCATTTCAATCCGTGGTGCTAATAAACTATGAATTGCTTTAGGGTTTCTTATAACTTCTATTTCAAACCCTTCTGCTACTAATAAAGGTCTTATCGCTTCCATTCGGAAGTTATCAGCTATAATTTTTTTAATGCCATATTGTTCACGCATTTTTACAAACCAATCAACAATGTGTTGAGGATTGATAGTTGGCTCGTCCACAACAGTTAGTAAGCCTTGTTCTTCCCATTCTTTTATTGGTGCAAACTTCTGTTTTTTGAACTCGCCTGCTTTTTTTGAATATCCATAATAGACATCAACAAATTCTTTTCGTACAAAGGAATGAGTTTTAAAAATATACTCTCCAGTTTGTCTAAATAAAAGACCACATGCCGCGAAATCTCGAATGCTTGCAAAGTCTAATGATCCAATACATTCTTGACCATGTAAATCTGGAAACGGTCGATTTGTAGCCAGAATTTCTGACCACTTTGCAACAGAGCGTTCTAAATTAGTAACAGGTAAGTTCATACGCTTTGTCATGAACTCTTCTCTATTACTCGGGTCGTCTTCTAAATCTTCATATTCTTCCTTAATTGTTTCAAGTAACCCTTCAGCATACTCACTTAAAGGCTTAGATAACATGGGATTCGCAAGCTCCCAATTATCAAGATCATCTACTTCAGTTTCGTCATTCAATTTACAAATAAAAGGAAAGACAGCATTCGGACGTGCTTCGCCGTTTAATACCTTCATTGCCTTTTCTTTTTGCTTATCTAAAAAACCGTCACGAACATATCCATCTGTACCAATGTAAAATTCACGTGGGTTTTTCTTTTTCCCTAAACCACTGATATGAACACGGACATCTTTATTGCTTTCGTATTGATGTATTTCATCAAATACAACCGCACCATCACGCAAACCATCTTTTGTATCTCCATTTGAAGTCCTAAATTTCAGTACACTTTCAGTAGCCTTTGAAACTGTTTGAGTTAACGTTGTTTTAAAGGCTCTTTTCAAGACCTCATTCTTCTTCACACATTTATGAACCTCGTCAGGGCTTGTTTTTGCTTGTTCTTCACTATTCGCTACAACTGAAATGTTATACTCTGGAATACCATGTAATTCACTAATTAAAAAGTGAATAATAACAGAAATCAGACCGTTTTTACCACCACCACGTCCTAACATCCATAGGAATTTGCGATAAAATACACGTCCATTTTTCTTATAAAATAAAAAGACGAATGCTATTAAGAATTTTTGAAATGGCTGCAATGGAAAATACCATTTCTCACCGAAGTTGATACAATCCTCAATCATTTCATCATCAAAATACAAATCGTCTCTGTTTATAACATGTTTTTCTAGATATTCAATTAACAGTTCTCTCTCTTTATTGAACTTTACTTTCCCACTTCGATAAAGTTCAATATATTCTTCCACATACTTTTGCTTAATCATGTAAGATCACTTTTGCTATAACCTGCATTAGGGATAGTATTCTTAACAACAAACTTTATATCTCTCCCTAATGCAATTAAAGAACTGTTAATTTTATTCCTCTCACTTATAAGAGGGTGGGCCTTAACGAAAACTTGAGTTCCATTTTTAATTGTTACGGATTCCCCTTCTTTAGTTATCGTTTTATTAATTTTTCGAAATGCTTTAACTAGATCAATATAGCGTTCTACCTTTTCAACTTCAACTAAATCTGTCGTATCAATACTATTCATAAGCTGTTCCTTTAACCTTACAATACTAACAGCCATCTACCCACCCCCCCCTTACGTGCGTATTTCCGAAAAAAACCTGACAGTTAACCCCCTCCTCCGGTGCCCCTTATACGAAAAATTGATGAAATATTTTAAGGGGGGGTATTTTTTCTGAATCATTTTTACCACATTTCATCGTGTTCCCATTTATTCTGTTTCTTTTTAAATGTTCTACCGTGTTCTTTGTTGTGGCAATTGACACAGACTGTTTCAAGATTATCTATGTTTAATGCGAGTTCTGGATGATGCTCAAGTTCTTTTATATGATGGACAACGAGTTGTATCTTCTTACGCTTTGCACTCTCACTGTATTCATTGGTATCTGTTTGAACACGTCCGTTACGTTTACACTCTTGGCATTCATAGTTGTCACGCTTCTTTACTTGTTCTCGTATGCTCTTCCACTCACCACCGTCATAGAACTTACGCTTCTGTTGTTTGGTTTTGTACTCATTCATTAGCCTTTACCTCAATCACTCCCGTATCAATTCTTTTCTCACGATGTTGAATATCAAGGCACTTTTCGCAGTAAAATGTAGCCGAAACATCTACCCCAAAATGTCTGGCATCAGAATAAAAAGTAGTGGTCTCACTTTCTAACAGTTGGTATTTATGCTCACACATTATCCTCGCTCCTTACCTAAAAATAAAAAGCACCCGAATGGATGCTTTTTTCATTGATTATTAATCTATACTTCAATTACGGTAAATGAAGTTTTATCCTTCTTCCAATCACCTAATGTTGTTACATTCATCTGCGCCAATATTATTAAGTAACTGGAAGAAGAGCAAAAGCCCTTCTCCGTTTACACAACGTGAATTGCAATTGAATGTGAAAACAAGAAACAACTGTTCATCCAATCTACAACCATCGCCACCGGTCATGACGATCCATTTTCAGTTATAAGGAATCTTGTGAGCAATGTTTTCCGCCACTACTCACAATACAAATATAACATGCTAATTCTAAAACAACCGGCACATTTACTGCCAAAAAGCGGTCACGACTCTGCCACTTATTTTAATTCGCTAATAACCTTTATCTTCCTAGACTACTTCAATACAACAGCCATAAAGAATCGATTGAAATTTATTTAGGTATTATGCTTGATCGGATTGTAGAACATGTAATGGAGGCGGAATAATCCAACCTTTTTTCTTATTCAGACGAAGTAATATAGCTCCAGCTTGTGCTTTTTTCATATGAAATTGACCAAACATCATTCCAACATCTTCTCGAAGAGATTGCCCCATAGCTTGACTACATGCTACTAAGCCAGCAGCAAGATCCATAGAAACTTTAGCTGCAATTTCTGCATCATTAATACGAGCACCAGGAGGAATCGTTTCAATAGATGCAACTGGTCTTTCTGGAGGTGCTGGTGGTAATGCAACACCATTCAATTTCAAGATATTTTTTAATTCTTCAACTTCTGATTGGATATCATTCTCTACAAGGTTCTCTAAAAATTTCTTTAAATCCTCGTCTCCTGTATGGTTAATAAGAACTTGATATCCAGCAATTGCGCCTTGTGCCGCTGCAAGATAACTCCAAATCCCAAAGACTTCTCCGTAGTGCATTGGTTCATTTTGTGGATTTCCACTTAAAATACCCATAAAAATATTCCTCCTTAAAGAAATTAGACTTTTAGCAACAATACTTACTATAGAAAAAATTTTCCCAATCATGTTCTTGATTAAAGAAAATAAGTTCTTATAACTCATAAGGAACACCTTACCCAAATATAGTAATTACCCCTCATAGAATGTACCGTTACCAAAAATTTATGCTTATAAAGAATAAATACATTTTAATTAACTTAATCCATTATTATTAAGTACTTTTGATAATAAAGATTAAAGATGTTTATCATAATTTCAATTCAAATGGTTTTATATATTTTCTACCGAATATTGTCTAAAGGAACTGGAGACATTACTAAATACGAAAGGAGGGAAAACCATGAAGAAAAAACTTTCATCTATTTTAGGTGCCCTATTACTAACTATTATGGTTTTTGGTACAAGCGTCCATGCTGAATACGATGGATATAATACGAATAGAGTTAACAATAATAATATTACAACTCGAGTTAATGACCATAACATGAATAGAGTTAATGACTATAACATGAATAGAGTTAATAATGATGTGAGAACTCGAAATGTAAATACGACAAATGATTTAAATGCTAATCGTCATAAAAATAATAATTGGGCTTGGCTTGGTTTATTGGGACTAGTAGGATTATTTGGTCTTAGAAAAAAAGACAAAGATCCAGAAACACGTTAATGTAGAACATTACGTTTAATTTTAAAAGATATTTATTTTTTAAAAATCAATATCAATTGTGATTTGAACCATAATTTTGCCGCTCGGGCAGGCTTATGGTTCTTTCGGTTTGTGGCGATCCTCCTATAACCTCAATGTTTTCCTATACTGTCCAAGACTGTTTCACCTATTGCTTGTTAAGAACAGGAGGTAATTTCTATGACTGTCAAAATATATGTAAACCACATCCACAGTAAAGAGTGCACCCTATGGAGAACTGTCCCCTTTGAGCCCCTCAATCCTTGAAGGGCTCCCACGCTAGTTAATCAAATCAAATAATCTCTTTGCTTCGCTAAATCCGTTTTGATTGACCAACATCCTTTTTTCCTATAACAGGGTTCTTGCTACTACACCAAGTACTCCTGTTAACAATCCGCTTATGATTAATCGTAAAATCCATGTAGTATTTGCACTAATTTTATCTAATTGTTTATTAATAGTTAAAACATCCTTTTCAGCTACTAGTATTCTTGTTTCTAAATTTTTCATATCATGTTGTATAGCTTTTAAATCTAGTTTCATTTGATTAAAATCTTTTTCTAGTTCCTCCAATTTTGTCATATAACATATTTCTCCTTTAAAATTTAATTTTAATACTTTATATATATATGATAATTAAAGGATAGTGATACAAAGAGAGGTCCCAAATCTATTAGGGTTGCACCACCTGCCCATCAAGCTACATTAATAAAAAACACGGCAACTTTATGCTTTATATTAAAACTTCTGGCAAGTTTATGAGTAAAAAAAGATTTATGGCAATATTATGGTTCAAATTGTGGCGGACTTATGATTCAAATCACAACAATCACAAAAAAACGGATGCAATTAATCGGAAATAATGAATTTCTTAACTTAAAAGTAATAGAGCATTACATCTATTTGACGAACTACGCTCCTTTTTTATGCCTTTTCTTCACTTACCCATATCTTATATTGTGTGTAACTGACCCTATCGTGAAATCCCTTGGTATCATTGATTTCATTTAACTTTCTCTTTTGAGTTACACAGTACGAAAATTATGAGTAACTGTATAGGGATACCACCAACATTTTGCAAAATAACCTACGCTATGTGGAAAAATAAAATAAGCTGCCCATATGGACAGCTTATTTACATAATTATCGTTATCAGAAGTAAAATTTAACTCGAAAATAGCTAATTTTATCAGTTGTTGAATGTCTGAAAAAAATCAAACCAATGATATTGTCTAGATCCTTTGGCAACTTCTTGCTGTGATGACTATCATAGTGACTTTTTCTCCAGCAACCACTATTAGTGGTTAATTACCATAAGGACTTATTTTTGAAATTTGCTATTTTTTAGAAAGTATGTTAATTTAATAAAGACCTATTTTTGTTCGGTTTGAGATTAAGAATAAATTTTGTTTTTCGTCTAAGGTATTTGAGCAAGGGTAGTAACATATGTGTGGGTATCCACACTAGGAGGCAACAATTATGGAACAAGGTAAAGTAAAATGGTTTAATGCAGACAAAGGTTTTGGATTCATCGAGCGTGAAGGTGGAGAAGACGTATTCGTACATTTCTCAGCTATCCAAATCGACGGTTTCAAATCTTTAGACGAAGGACAACGTGTAACGTTTGGAGTAGAACAAGGACAACGTGGCGCACAAGCTACTAATGTTCAAATAGCTTAATATTAGCTGATGAAAGACCCTCTTGTAGGGTCTTTTTTTGATTTTGTTACAATATTCCGAATACAACTTTTTTAAGGGGATTTGGGGTGCTTAACTTTTAATGAAAAAGAAGACGTTAGAAATCATAATTTTAGCATTATGGGCTTTTTCTTTTAGTTATCTTGCAACTATATTAGGAATACCAAAAAACGGATTATATATAGTCGTAGGATTTCCAATCTTATTTGTTGGTGGACTTTTGATTGTGCATCTATTTCAAAATAAGAATGAAAATGGAAAATAACTTTGTTTGATTGTATATTTCATACACGTCTAGTTAACATAACGCATCATTATCGGTAGCAAGGAAAAGGGAGGAAATCGTACTCTCACCAAGGAACCTTCTTTTTTTGTTTTATGGATCTATGCATTTTTTTATACATTCCTATCCTAGCGCGGTTTTAGGGTTCTTGTTTGTTACTGGAACTGTATAAAATCTTGCATACTCTTAACGTGTTTTTTTCCAAAATGCTGCAATACCCTAGATTTAAAAAGAAATAAGCAGTGATTAGATTTTAAACCTAGTCATTGCTTTATCCATTGCATCTTGGTTTACACCTATATAGCGTAACGTGACCTTCTCTGACGAGTGATTGAATATCTCCATAAGTAATGCTATGTTTTTGGTTTGCATGTACATGTGATACCCGTATGTCTTTCTCAAAGTATGCGTCCCTATCTCATCTAATCCAAACTCTGCTGCGGCTCCACTTAATATCTTGTATGCCATACTGCGGCCAATTGGACGATTCTTCCCCTGTCTACTTTTCAATAGATACTCATCATCTTCTCTATTTTCATTGAACCATCGAAGTTCTCTCTTTAGTGCTGCTGTAATCTGTATACGCTTCTGCTTACCTGTCTTCATTTCACGCATTGAGATGTGACTACCTTTTAAATCTCCAACTTTTAGTTTTAAAATATCACTTATACGTAAACCTGTATTAATTCCCATTACAAACAAAATATAATTACGTTCACTCTTTTCCTTTAGATGTTCCTTAATTTGTTGTATTTGCTCTGGATCACGTATTGGCTGAACAAAATTCATTATTCATTACCTCCAGTCTCTTCTGTCTCGTAAACTTCTAATCCAAGTGCAAAAGCAAGTTTATAAAACGCTTTAGATTTCCAACGTCGATAAGTACGCTCTGACATTCCAATTTCGTTATAAACCATGTAATCACATACATCCTCTTCTTCTAAATAACGTTTACAAATAATATCCCTTTGGATACTTCCTGCACGTCCGTTTCCTAATCGGTTTAGAAATTGATGAATACGTGTTGACATTATTCCAAGCCACTCTTCTCGTTTACTTTGTTGAATATTCGCTATAGCAACATCTTCTAAAGGTTTACCAACTGCATGTGTAGGACCATGCTCACGCATTTCATAAGAAGGAGTGACTTTCATTTCTTTACGCATCACCCCAAACTGTCTATATATACGTACGCTTTCCAACACACCTTCTAATTCTTCTTGCGTTGCCGTTCTATCGATTTTTGGTAAGAAAGATAATTGTTTAGTCATGTAAGACCACTCCTTTTTATTTTTAAATTACTTTTGTCTTAACGCTCCACGTCTACGCTCATAACGTGGTCCACGAATCCCCATTAAATCTTCAATATCACGAGTGCTTAATTTCTCTTTTCGTTTTTTCTTGTTTTTCTTTTTCTCTTGCTCTGATTGCTTTTTCCACTCACGTAATTGATCTCTTAGCACCTTCATTTCCCCATCTCCCTTTACAAAATAAAGAGGACACCATTTCTTAAGACAGCTTTATTGCTGCTCTAAAAATTGGTGTCCTCTAGTTTTCTAGCCGGACTATATTCAGTTTCTTTTCACTTTAAAATACCAGCTTGTACAAAAATGTTTCTCTAAGCGCTTTTAACTCTATATTTTTCAAAGGATTTCGCACGTCGAGCAATAGCTTTTCTGGTTTTCTTTTTCTTTAATTTAGACATTTCTCCTAACCTCACTTTCTACTCAAAGGATTATTTTATTAAATTCTTTACAAGCCATAACTTCGAATTCTTAGATCCAAAAGAACCTCTAGACACCTTCACCATATACTAATTTAAATACTTCTTAAGAAAGCAGGTGAAAACTTTGCCATCTATTCTTGGAAACCTTGTCGTTCAAAACAGTAACGGTTCTTTTAATTTAGGTGATTTTTATAATGTTTCTCCAAAAAATAATCAAAAATCTTACAACGGTTCAGGTTCATCAAATAATGCTTTTATTACCAATAACTTTAGCGGTGTTAGTGCAACAAACACATTCGATGCTGATGTTGCTGACCAAGATCAAGTAGTAGCAAACTAAAAATACTCATTTCCCTCTACCTCCCTTAATAAAAATCAATATTCCGTTAATAATAGGTATAGGCTCCATTTGTTGTAGTTCAACCTTTAACGTAGCATTCCTTGTCCGGAGCCGAGCAGTTAGCTTTTGCTAGCTGCTCTTTTTATTTCACTGTCACCCATTAGATAAACGTTCATATATTATTTTGTGCCTTCCTTTCTACTAGGGGATCTCGTCATTGTATTTCCGCATAACCTTCATGAAAGAGCACTTTTCGAAGGTGCTCTTTTTTTATTCATCCGAATAATCATTACAATTCTGTACATACTATCTGTAAGCTGCTTTCTTAACAGTGATTGCAGCCTGAAGTCTTTTTTGGTAATGGAGCAGTTAGCTTTTGCTAGCTGCTCTTTTATTTGCGCTCAAAGAATGATAAAAATTCACTGTAGCTAAAATGTTCAAAGGTTCCTTTATCATTTTTAACAGCTATACCGACTTCATCTGGTGTTCTAAACATCTTAAAGTCTTCATAGTTAAACCAATATTCTTTGCCAGTACTAAATCCTCTTGATTCAGTTTTTGGCACGACATACATCCAATCCCTAAGATTTATTAATAAATCCATTGAGTCCTGTAAAAGATCTAGAGTATCATCCATATCCATTCCCCTTTGCTACAAAATGAAATTTTTATTGCTTTCACTCCCGCATAACATTTCCAATCTGGTTTACACTATAACTGTAACTTAAAGTTACACATACTAACTTGTAGGGCCTAATTTTCTTTTGTACAACAAGTGGTTAGCTGATTAAACTGGCTACTTTGTTGTGCCAAGTGATTTTTTCTCAACATCTAACATATAGAAATTAGATTCCATTTTTGGTAATATATACGTAATCTCTATATGCTTAGCTTTATTAAAAGGACCCACCCCCTCAATGTGGGTCCTTCTTTTTAAATGTTTTCTACTAAAATAGCGTTTTTATTAAAAACTTTTCACATTTAAACCGGACAAGCATATGTTATTGTATGGAAGCTTTCCATTCATGGCATTCTACCTTTCTTATTTGAGAGCACACTTATATGTGTGCTCTTTTTTATTTAAGATAAAATAAAGATTTTGTTTTAAAACTACACAAAGCGAAAGAAATAGGCATACAATGTCGTGTATTCTTTTTCAATGTAAGTTTGGGTAGAAGAGCGCCTTGGAAAGCGCTCTTTAATTTTAAAATAAGGATTATGTTTGATTTTTATTAACCTTTTTTATTGCTTTGAATACTTTATTACTAATCCAAGGAATACACAGGTTTCTCTGGACCAGTTACCTTGTATTCCTTGTACTCCTTGTACGCAGAACCCATTATAACTATCGGGTTCTGTTTATTTTTATCTATACAATAACTATTTTGTTATAAAGTCACTGCTTCTGCTGCAGGTTTGCTTTTCTCTAATTGTTCAATTGCCATTTGCAATCCTAACCAGTAACCAATTAAACGACGCGGTAACCTTTTACCGAAATTCCAAACGTCTTCCAACGTATCAGAATCTAATGAGCTGTTATGATAAACTTCACTTAACCAAAAATGGTAGCCTTCCATAGATGAACTCTCATCAATTGCTGAAATAATGTGATCATATACTTCTCGTCCGTTTTCTGTTGTTTCATTCATATCGTATTCTTTCCAATATTCATCAAGTTCCCTTTTAGCCTTTTCTTCATCGAAATTCCAACGTTCTTCACAAAAAGCCGTTAACTTTCCAGTAAAATACCCTAAATCGAATCCCTTGATATTCTCTAATGTCGCTGCACATGTAAGGTTATACACCGCTTCACCAAGATCACCAGAAACAAATACGTTATATCCTGCAAGAACAAATTTAGTACGATACATACTCGTTCCAGGCTGGCCCCAGTAAATAACCTGTAATCCTTCTTCACCTTGAATTTCAGCTACATGATCCTTAAACCAATTTTCTCTAATATCTTTAGTTGCTTTTTCAATGTATTCCATCTCTCATTCCCCTTTTCGATTAAAGTAACGCTTTTGTTCTAATTGGTTTCAACTCATTACAAATATAGCTAGAGGTATCACTATAAATATTAAAAATACAGCCAGTATCACTAATAGAATGTCTCTCATCCATATTTCTCCTTGTATAATAAATGACATTTGTATATCTTTTGCTTTAGCCATTCAGTTATACAAGCTGTTTTATTCTTCTGGGATTTATACACCCCTTAATAGCTAACTACCTCATTCCATTTCTTAATAAAATTCAAATTTGATTAAAGTAACTGTGTTTTTCTTTCTTCCATACGAATTACTTTTCCACTTTGATATACAAATGATTGTTCACCAAATCCACCTTGAGGTGGTTCTATTAGTTGGACTTGACCATTTTTAACAACATATATTCCGTTTATTTCCAAATCTATTTCAGCTGTCATTTCTACAAGATTTTCTTTTCTGATTCCCACCAAGTTCACTCCCATATGTTATAATTACTTTGTCGAAAGTAGTCGGGAGTATTCTCGACTTTTTTATTTGCTTATAAATACTGCACAACATTCTCCGGAACAAATGATTGTTCCAAGGATAGATGAAGCCGTATTGGAATCGGCTCTTTGCTATCCCTTGCTCGCTTACATATTTCTTCAGCTTCTTCCCAATCAAACTGTTTATCCTCCACTCGCTTATAACGCCAAATCCCAATTGTATAATCCTCAAATAATTCGTAACGATCATCTGGCGCTGTCGTTGGTTTTAATTCGTCAATCGCCTTTGCTTGGCGTGGTATTTGTACAACAACGTCAGCAAAACGTAGTTTAGAATTTAACCAATGAACATGAGCATTCTTAGGATCAAATGACACAACTGGTTCAACATCAAAGATTGTTAGCTGCTTTGGCATTGCTTTTCCCCTCCAATACATGCAAACTTGCTATTAAAATTCCTTCAAGCTGCGTTAACGTTAGTTGATCTAATGTTTGTCCGTTAATTTCAGTTAATCCTAATCCCAATAATTTACGAATAATTGCTAGTTTTCTACGCTCTACTTCCTGCCGTAACAACATGATTAGGCCTCCTGTGGATGATTGAACTTTCTCTCTAAATTTACAAACTTACTAAACTCTTTAATGAATGCTAGTTCAACAACACCAACTGGACCATTCCTCTGTTTCGCTAAAATAATTTCCGTTATGTTTTTATTTTCTGTCTCGCGGTCATAGTAATCTTCACGGTATAAGAATGCAATCAAGTCCGCATCTTGCTCAATTTGACCATTCTCACGTAAATCTGATAGTAACGGGCGTTTATCCTGTCTGCTCTCAACAGCACGACTTAATTGTGATAGAGCAACTACACATACATTTAGTTCCCGTGCCATAAGTTTCAACTTGCGACTAATCTCCCCAATCTCCTGCATGCGGTTTCCTCTATGCTTCGGATCACCTACAATAAGCTGCAAGTAATCAATTGCGACTAGCACCTTTTTATCAGGATACTTACGCTTTAATTTCCTAGTCTTTGCGTAAATCTCTTGCATCGTTACATTTGCTTTATCGTAAATTTCTAATGGTAAATCATTTATCAAGCCCATAGCCTGACTAATCTTTTCCCAATCCTTTAAATTACATAGCTTTTTAGGGTTCTTTAATTTCGTAGCATCTATATTTCCAGTACTTGAGATCATACGCTTAAGCAACTGTTCTTCGCCCATCTCTAGAGAAAAGACCCCTGTTGCTGTATGAGCGCTTGCTGCATGGAAAGCAACGTTTAATACAAATGCTGTTTTCCCCATTGAAGGACGGGCACCGATAATAATTAAATCACCTTCTTGCAATCCTGCGGTCATTCTGTTTAAGTCGTCATAACCAGTTGGTATACCGGTTAAATCACCTACATCAATTTGCATGTTCTTATACAGATCAACTAGGGTTTCCTTTAAATTAAATTCATCTGAATAACCCGTTTCCTCAATGGCGCTTAACTCGTCAATCGATGTACTAATAACGCTCATATCTCTTTCATGCTGAAGACGATTATATAAGTTACCAGCAACCTCCTGAGCATGTCGCATCTTCCACGCCTCAATTACTAAACCTTCATGATACGAAAAGTTTTTTGTTGTGGTAACAACTTCTGTCAGGTTTACAAAGAATCCAATTCCGCCAATTTGATTCATAAAGCTTTCATCAAATTTCCCCATGAGAGCGACAAGGTCTATTGGAACCTCAGCATCTTCTAACTCTCTCATCGCTTTAAAAATCACTTGATGTGTTGGTAAAGAAAACTGTTTTGCCTTTAGCTGACAATCTTTAATTAAATCGCCTTCTTGGATAATGCTACCTAAAACACTTTGTTCAGCTTCTGCGTTACGAATCATATCGTTACTCATTGAACCATCCACCCATTCTGTTGATTAAGTGCTGCAAGCTCTTCATCCGTTGGAATGTTTTGTTCCCATGATTGTTGCTGCTGTATTACGTTCTTAGTAGATTCTGATAAGCCTTTTTGTTGATAAGGGGCTTGCGTCGGTTGTTGCCCCTTTGCTAATCGTTGAGTACGGAATGCTTTATCAGCTGCTTCAACATCTGCTACTGTTTTCAATCCTTTAAGGTGCCAATCTCGTAAAATCGTATTGACGTAAGACATGTTTCTCGTATTTTTCTCTAAAGCAATCTCCATAGCTTTTACAACTAGCTCTGCATTTAAATCATCTATCCAAGCATGAATGCCATCTGCGATAAAAGGTGTAATGAATCCGAAGTTCTGCTCATAAAAAGAAATTGGATTAACCTTAACAACTTCTTCCGCGCCTCCGCGTTCTTCTTGTTGTTCTTTTTCTTTTTCTTTTTCTTCTTCTTTTTCTTCTTCCTTGCTAGGGTCTTGGAAGCCCCTTATAAGCCCCTCCAAACGTACTGATAAATACTCCTTAATTCTTGGAATCTTAAATTCTTGTTGCACTTCTAATTCCAAGCAAGTTTCATAGAAATCAACTAAAAAATCCTGGTCCTTCACAGATTGAATTTCTTTTAATACACACTTTTCAATGTTCACATTTTTAATCGGATTGAATTTTAACCAGTTGATTAAGAACAACTCTTTTGTTTTTTGGTTGTAATTAATTTTCCCGTACTCTGCAAAGCGTTCTAATAGCTTCATAACAGTTTCGCGGTTATACCCTGTATCCGTTTCAATGATACGAAGTGGAAGCTCATAGATTCCTGATTGAGACGTTTTACTGTTTGTCATCAAATATAAGTAGAAATACTTTTCCTCCGGTGTAAGATCTAAAACAAATGAATCCTGCCAAAATGAAACATGTACTGGTCTATAAACTGCCATATTATTCATCCTCCCGTTTACATATCGCAAATCCGTCCTCTACACGTAATAAGCGATAATTCTTGTATCCTGTTTTGAGATATTGTTTTACTAAATAAATTAGGTGTTGCTTTGATATTGCTTGTTGAAACACTTTAGGGTTCAGCAACACTCTATGTAATGATTTGTCTAAAAGCATGCAACACACTCCGTTGTTATACGAATGCTAATTTGATATAATTAATTCAAATATTTTTTCCAAAGTCATTTATCTATCACTCTGCCAAGTGGTAGATTTTTTATTTTCTACGTGTTACTAAAGAGGCATTAACTCCTCTTGCTCTTAAATCTTTAATCACTACACGATAACTCATCGATGCCTCATGTTCTTCTTTTGTATCACGAAGCATTTTAAATTCTTTCATACATCGTTCCAGTTCTTCTTCCCAATGATTTGATTCTTCGGCTGATTTTGCATAAAACATGTTATGAATACATGCAACCATACAGTTATGAAGTTTATTCGCAAATGAAAAGTCTCCTGGGAGAACTAGATCATGAAGATGATCGTATTTATGTGTCATGAATTACATCTCCTTTCTATTTGAGTTGATGCTGTACGCATCGTTACAACCAGAAAGGAGCATTGTAGAGGATGGAGGAACAATCCCTTTCTGGTCATAACGACAAGCACAGTAGCTTGTCTATTTTTATAAAAATATTTAAAAACCTATTATTTTGGTATAATCTTCCTTGAAGGGAGGTGTAATATATGAAAATGATTAAACTATCCGAAAAACTATTAAAATACATGACGACTGAGTATAAAAAACACGAAACTGATATGTTTTCTTTCGAAAGGTTCCAGGAACTATGTCCTGATGAAACTGACAAATCAATTTCAAAAGCTTTATTTCATTTACAAGAGGAAGGTTTTGTATCTATATATGAAGCAGACAGCATTGCTTATATGACTACTTTACTTTCAGCAGGAATTGCGTATTGTGAAGAAAATACTCTTCTAAAAAAAGGATACAAAGCTGCTAAAGAGGTAAAATCTTGGATGCCCTAATCAATAACTATCCAATCATCAGCAATTAAATCATCTGCTCGGGGACTCCATGCCCTGCGTGGTTCAACCTCACCAGGATTTAAAGCATAAGTTTTGCATAAATCATACGTATTTGTTGGTTTAAGTTTGACCTTAAAGGTGTTTATAAAATGTACTCGTGAAATATATCTATTTTGCTTTATTGCCAATTTAGTAGCTTCTTGGATGTTCATAATTTCCCACCTCATTTCTTGTTAAATTGATGCTGTGCACATCGTTACAACCAGAAAGGCTTATTGTAGGGGTATGGGAGGAACAATCCCTTTCTGGTCATAACGACAAGCACAGTGGCTTGTCCAAATGATTTATATAATGTTATAATTGCTTTACGATATTTTTCAGAGCTACTGTTGTCTAGGCGGTAGCTTTTTCTTTTGCCCATTTATGTTTCAAAATGAATGATGCTTCAATAATTTTGATGCGAATCCCCACTAACTTTTTCTCTTGCTTTAACTCAACTGACTTTGAATCCTCACCAAGTATTTTCGCTATTTTAATTTCACCAGTTAGTTTTGCATCATAGCGAATTAGTTCCTTATATTCTCTTAAACTCGGTTTCTTATAATCTACTGTCATTTTTCTTCCTCCTTTACAGCACCTTTGTTAAAGCCATTAAGCTATCTACCGATTGAACAATAACGTTTTCTGACATAGCCTTTTGTAACCAACTTCTTTGTATTTGCTCCATAATGCCAAAATGAACCTGCTCAAGAGCTTGTACTACACATTGAGTAGCTTGGATTGTATCGAAGATTTCTTTTGCATGAACTGCGTATTCATGTTTCTTTTTTTCATCAAGCTTCCATGACCTTGTTGCAACTTGTAAGTTCATGATTTCCTTTGCTGCCACAATCCCCTCTTCAGCTTGTTTAATGTAGTTCATCAATTGTAGATTTACATCTTGAGTTAATCGTGGATCTGTAGGCGGTAATCCAACACCATAAATATGTTTAATCGCTTGTTGATTCAACTTTGCTCCTGTTGCATGACACCAATCCATCGCAAGCTCAAATTCTGGTTTAGAAAGTCCAGATTCAATACGAGTTAAGCGTTCATGTGTAATGCCAAGGTACTTAGATAGTCCTTTCTTCGTTTTCAGCTGAACATTATCACAACATTCTCTAGCATTCTGTAATAATTCTCCTATTGCTGAATTGCAGTATATGCTTGTTCCCATATCTGTTCGCCTCCATATTTAGTTTTCAAATGGTTACAATGAATTTAGTACATATGTAACTTGTCTATTTTTCATGTAAAAAGAGAGGAACTAATCCTCAACGTTTTCTTTTACTTGTATCTCTTTGATGATGGCCCAACCAGCCTTGTAATATGCTTGAAGGAGTTTATCAATATCCTTTTGCGCTTTCGGCTCAGGAGCCACAACATGAACTTTCGTTTTTCCAAATTCATAAGTCGCCGCATATTCTTCTTGTTGGCTCATGGTGTCACCTCTTGAAGTGCTTTTTATATGTTTATGCGACTGATCTGTTGGTACTGCCATGTTAGTTGATGACATCTTCACACCCCCTTAGAAACACTTCGTTTCCTTCTGGTCAAAAAAAAAGATTGTCAACGGTTGTTTTATAGAACTCCGCTATCTTTTTAGCTAATTCTAACGATGGTGTCCTATCACCTCTTTCAATTGCACCTAACATCTGAGGTGTAATTAAAAGCTTTTGTGCAACTTTTATTCTCGATTGTCCATTTCTTAACTCGATCATTTTAGTTCTTTCTTTATTCACTATATCCCCCCTCAAAAGAAACGTTTCGTTTCCTTATACTTTCAATATATAGAAACACTTTGTTTCTGTCAATATTTATTAGAAACTTTTTGTTTCCTTTATGGATTTAGAAACTATACGTTTCTATAATTAAGAAAAGAGCTTCTACTCTTATTTAGAAAGAAGGAAAATTTATGCTTGGAAAAAAGATTGCTGAGCTTAGGAAAAATCAAAAATTAAGCCAATATGACCTTGCTGAGAGGTTGGGTTTTTCAAGAGGAAAATTGGCTAATTATGAACAAGGTCAACGTGAACCTGACTATGACACTTTAAAAAAAATTGCAGACTACTTTGAAGTATCCACGGATTATCTTCTAGATAGAGAAATTATCAAAACCAACCCTGACAATCCTTTAGCGGATCCAAAATTAGGTCTGTGGTTTAAGGATATTAAAGACGCTTCTCCTGATAAACAAGAAGAATTAAAACAATTTTGGGAGTATATTAAGCAAAAAGAAAAGGACCGTAAACCTGGAGATAAACAAAAATAAAAACACATAATGATATTAAATCGTGTTTTTATTTAAAACGCCGAGAGAAATCTTATCGCTATGCATTATTAAAATTTTGTTAATCATTGGAGGATCAATAAATGACGTATAAACACGCAATATTGCCAGTATCTAATTTGCGAATTTTCCAGGAAAACCCAAGATTTCAACCCCAAGAAAATCAAGATGCTGCAATTACGAAAATTCTATTAAACAAAAAGCTATTTGGGTTAATATCTGATATAGCAAAAAATGGTTTAGATCCTAGTGAATCTATAATGGTCTTTAACTCTCAACAAAGAGATGAATATATTGTAAAAGAAGGAAATAGACGTATTACCTCTGTAAAATTATTAAATGATCCCGAACTTGTCCCTAGTTCTTTTGCAAATAGAAGTGATATTATAAAAAGAATTATAAATATAATAGATGAAAACAACTACCAATCAATCCCTCATGTTCAATGTGTAATCTTTGAGGAAGACGGGGAGCTAATAAACCATTTTATAGAACTTAAACATACAGGGGAAAATAAAGGCGCAGGAAGAATTGGTTGGGATACAGAAAGCCAAACTAGATTTACAAAACAGAAAGATCCTTATAAAAACTATCTATTAAGTTTCATCAATAAAATTCACCCTGGTTACCAAGATAACTCTGGCTTCACTACATTCGAACGTATAATTAGTGATCCCAGTGTTAGAAAAGAAATTGGTATGGAAATCGATAGAAAAAAACCTGCTATCATATTATCTGATGATATGTCTACAAAGAAATTGTTCTATATTATCGATTGTTTGATTACAAAGAAAATTAAAGTAAGTGATGTTTATGATAAAGAACTTCGTCTGAAATTTATTGAAAAGCACCTAAAGACACAGGAACAATTAAAGAGTATTGAAACACTATATGAAACTTACTTTAAAAATGGTAAAAGCCCTTCAGTCACTCCTATTACTGGAACAACTGAAACGCAACATCCAGTCGCTCCTACTACCGGAACAACTGAAACGCAACATCCAGTCGCTCCTACTACCGGAACAACTGGAACGCAACATCCAGTCACTCCTACTACTGGAACAACTGAAACGCAGCATCCAGTCGCTCCTACTACCGGGACAACTGGAACGCAACATCCAGTCGTTCCTACTGCCGGAACAACTGAAACGCAACATCCAGTCGTTCCTACTGCCGGGACAACTGGAACG